TAGTATGTAATTAATTATTTGATAATCTAACGATGAGAGCATCAACATCTTCTTTTTGAATTTTTATATCACAAAAATTATTGTAAATACACATCATTTGATGTAATATTAAATTTAATGAATTGCACCATAATGAGAAACAAATGAAACAAACAGATTTACAATTTTTATGATTCCAATTATGGTTACTAAAATCAATTGGCATGATATTATGTTTATATTTATTTGTTGAATTTTTTCCACACAAAGTGCATGGTTTACTTATAATATTTCGTAATGTTTGCATACATTTAGAAATATTCTTATTACATTTTGTACATTAAGTGGTAATATCGTAAATAATTGATATTTCGATTTTATATTTCCAAATATATAAAATTATGTCTATTCATTCGTATATTTCCATTTATATTATCATTTTACTATATTCACATTTAAATTCAATTTTTCCAATAAAAAAATCACAATCTCCAATTCATCTTCATCTTGCATATCTGTTTATACATCCTATTAACTTGCTTCCTATCAATCACTACATCATTGTGATTATTATAAATATCCATCATTTTCAACAACACAACCTTAAAATCATACTCCTTAAAATAATAACATGTAATGCAAAATGCCTTACAATTCAAACTTGTATATTCCTTATCATCAATTGTATCAACATTATTCCTATTAGTACTAGAAGCTTTCTTTCCACACAAACAACATGGATTTTTCGTCACCGCAACAAAATGATCAAATGATAACCCAAACTTCACATCAGACTCTCCCGCAAATTCCATCAACCTATTAAATTCCTGTTCCACACTCGTCCTATTAATAAAATCCATAAATAATGTCGAATTCAATACGCCATTAACAATCTTGTTATACGTAAATATATGTTCAATTGCACAAACAAACATCACATCATCACGAGCATCTTTTATGTCCCTACACAAAATACAACACGAATACGCATCATCCAATTTCCTATTATTCTGATTATAACCACTCGTATTGACATCAAAAAATATAACATTCGGTTCCACATAATCTCCAACATGTCCACAAAAAAAGCACTTACCAAATACAATTTCCATTGATCTTTCTCTAACTCTTTCTCTGTCAATATCTTTATTGCACCAACCATTATCCACTGTAATATGCCTCAAATCATTCTTATATTTTCTCAACATATATTTCGCTGAAATCACATAATAATTTTCACCAATCGTATTTTCATATTCCCCAGTTCTCTCACTCACATTCCTAAAATATCTATTACAACAAAAACATATATTATCAGTTTCTTTGGCAACATATGTTAATTCTTTATTTTCTTCACAAATTATACATGGAAGTTTTTCTAAATTCCATTTATTATTTCTTTCCACATCACGAATACAACGTACACATGAATTATCTTCAGATACAATTTGTGTTACTATTAATCCACACTCACCAGCACACGATATTGGTTTTAATTTCATTTCATCTGTATAATTATTCACATAATTATGTTTATAACAATAATTAGATCCCTTATCACATTTCCATCTACAATTATCCAAATTTTGTTCAAACCAAACACATTTCTTTCTATTCATATTTGCAATGATTAATATATAATATTATTCATTTATCATTCACACCAAAATTCAATTTTTATTTTTTAAATATTCATCGAGTCTTCTTTTCACAATAGATGCGTACTTCACAACATGTAATGCATCTTTGTGTTGCTTGATGGCACATTCAATCAAGTCATATGTTTTATATTTATAAGGTACATATTTTATCATCTTACCTCTATTCTTAACAGCTTCCAAACACAATTTATATGTTATATTGATGATATACTGCAAAACACATCCATCTTTTTTTACACCAAACATACATAGTTCAGGAGTTTGATTTTTTATAAATTGAAATGCATTTATATTTTGTTTAATTGCTTCCAAACATATTTCTTCAGTTTGATTTTTTACATATTGCAATGCAGAACCATTTTGTTTAACAGCTTCTAAACATAAATTATTATTTTGATTTTTAATGTATTTTAATGATTTTCCATTTTGTTTAACTTTTTTTAATAACACTTCAATTGGAAGTTCTACAGTGGAAGGAACATATTTCATTGCTTTAAAAGTTTTATTTACAGCTGCAATACAAAAATCAACATATTTATTATTTATTAATTTTAATACATTACCATTTATTTTAATTACTTTCAAACATAAATCATATGATTGGTTTTTCACATATTGAAAATTTTCATAATTTGATTTCACAGCTTCTAAACAAATATCATCAGTTTGATTATTTACATAATGTAACGCATTTCCATTATTTTTAACAGCAACCAAACATATATCATGTGATTGATTTTCAATATATTTCAACATTAATCCATCATTGCTCACTATTCTGAAATAATAATTATAATTTCCAATGTATTCAGCAATATTTTTATACACAAATCTATCTATTTTTTTGATATATTCAATACCACCAAATTTCTTGCATAGTACCAACATTATAAAAGCATCATTTATATGTTTTTGCATATTATTCATTATTATCTATTTTTTATATATGATATTTTTAATAAAAAAATTGTCTGATACTTATTGACTGATTTTTAATAAAAAAATTGTCTGATACTTATTGACTGATTTTTAATAAAAAAATTGAAATTTCAATGTTTTGTGCATCCCAATATAATGTTACAAATTTAAAAATGTCAGAAGATATAATTACAGATGAATGTTTATCAGATTCTGATTCAATGGAAGAACAAGAAGAACAAGAAGAAGAACAAGAAGATGAAATTCTATGCAAATGTGGAAATCAAGTGATAGATACTAAAACATATTGTTTGAAATGCATTCCAACATTATGCAAGATGTGCAAATTAAATGTTGCGGATGATCTTTGTGTGGCATGTAATGATTTTTTGATAGAAAATTCCAATAAATGTGTTGTATGTGAAAAATTAACAATGGAATTAGATGTGGATATTTGTTCTAAATGTTATGGAAAATATGAAAATATTGAGAGATGTATAATTTGTATTAATTCAGAATATAAATGTGCATTGTGCGAATATGATAATTTAGCAAATAAAATATGTTCAATGTGCAATTTGTATAAAAAACATAAAATGGATAATATCATATGTAATGAATGTGAAATAACATTATGTCCCAAATGCAAAATTAATAAAAAAGTGGAAACTGATTATCATTGTATTAATTGTATATTGGGAGAAATAAGAGTTGGATTTTCAGAATTATGTTGTAAAAATAAAGAGGAAAAGTGTTATGTATGTTTAAGAATAAATGAGTTTAATAAATTTATTGAAGATAAGATATTAAATGATTACAAGTCATTATATTTTGATATTGGTGATAACATTGATTTTTTTGACAGACCAAAATATAGTAAAATAACTGAAATACAAAGACATGTAATAAAGTCATTGGACACTAATTATTTGTCAACAATTCCATATACTTTTAGTGAAGGTCATATAATTCGTTTCAATTATAAAGCTTACACAAGGATAGCTGATTATATGTACAAAAATATTAGTTTTGTTGAATTTTTTAGATTGTTTAAAGATTTTTTTTCAATGAAGAAAAATAACGAAGTATTAGTGAAATATTGTGAGACTATGAAAGATTATACAGGTAAAGATATACCTAAATCAGGGTGGAATGATATGGATATATTAGATGTTTATTTTGGTTCAGATCCATTTCAGAATACATTTTATCCTTTTGATAAAAAATTTGATAGTTCGAGATATAGATACATAATAAATTTAAAAAAATTACGTGAAAAAAATCAATTTAAAGGACATTATATGAATTTTCTATTTAATTTGGGAGCAGATGTCATAATAAATACATTAACGCAACACACAATGATATTTTTAATGATTATAAAGAGATTAAAAATGAATATTCCCCAAGTAATATCTCAAAAAATATTATTTGAATCAACAAGTATTATTGATCCAAAACGTTCTGGATCATATTTGACTTGATATATTTTTTTATATTTTGCCAAAAAGTTGAAAATCTAATGTTTTGTTAATTCCTTTATGATGCTATAAAACTAAGAATGTCTGAAGATATAATTACAGATGAATGGTCTTCTGATTCAGATTCAATAGAAGATGGAGAAGTTTTGGAAGAAAATATTTTATGTGAATGTGGAAATCCAGTGATAGAAACTAAAACGTATTGTTTAAAATGTATTCCACAATTATGCAAAATGTGTGAAGTAGTTGTGGCAGATGAATATTGTGTTGAATGTTATAAATGTGTGACAGAAAATTCTAATATATGTGTAATATGTAACGAATTAACTATGGATTTATGTGATGATGTATGTTCAAAATGTAAAGGTACTTTTGAATCTGTTAGCAAATGTATAATATGCAAAAACGATACATTAAATTTTAAAGATATGTGTGAAAAATGTGAATATGAAAATTTGATGAGTATAAGATGTTCAAGATGTAGTATGCACAAAGAACATAAGACAAATCATTCAATATGTGTAGAATGTGAAAAAATAATGTGTTACAAGTGCAGAATTCGCGAAAAAGTTAAAAAAGAAAATAATTGTATTAATTGTATTTTATTGGAGGCGAAAATTGGATTTGCAGAGATTTGTTGTAAGGATAAAAATCAAAAATGTGGTATATGCATTAAGATTTGTGATTTTAATGATTTTATTGAAAATAAGATATTAAATAATTTTTCATCATTATATTTTGATGTTGGTCTTGAATCAAAAAACGAATCTAAGTGGAGATATATAAAGAGAGACTTAGATTTTTCAAGAAAATTGAAATGCAATAAAATGACAAAATCAGAAGTACAAAGAGATATAATAAAAGATTTAAATATTGATAATGCGAAAAATATTCCAGAAGGATTTACAATGAGAAAATTGGTTAATAATAATGATGTGGTTTATAAAATGATTTCAAGATATATAAACAAAAATATTGACATATATGAATTTTTTAGATCATTTAAACATTTCTTTTCAACAAAGACAAATGATGAAATATTGAATGATTATATTGATTGTGGATGGAATGATATATCTTTTTTGAATGTGTGTTACAAAGATAATTTATTTCAAACCACATATGAACCATTTAATGCACAATTTGATATTCCAAGATGCAAGTATATGTTAGGATTGAGGAAGATTTGTGATAAAAATTTATTCATGGGTCATTATATGAGTTTTTTGTTCAAATTAGGAGCAAATATAATAATTGAATATTTCACTTGGAATACGATGATATTTTTGATGATAATAAAAAGATTAAAAATAAAAATTCCAAATCCAATATTATGCAAAATATTTATTGGATCAACAAGCATTATTAATTTTAAATATGAAAAGTCATTTTAATATTTAATTTTTATATAAATTTCAGCCCATTATATTCATTTATTTCTTTTATGCGATTCTGTTTATTGTAATACGTGCATAAAATGTTGATGTTAATAATAAGCTACTTGAACTTGCGACTGATACATTTGCATTAGTATTAGGATTGACAACCGTTAGAATTGAATTTGTGGAAGTAGTGGTAATGATGGCCAGACCAACAACTTGTGATGATATAGATGTTCCTGTGACTGTTGTAGGATCAAGTGCACCATTATAATTTAATCCAAATTCTGCTGGACCAACAACACTTATTTGATACATAATTTGATAAGTTCCAATATTTCCTATTGTGATGGCACCAGTGTATGAATCTATTGCGATTGATATACTTCCAACTGAATTACCTACACCATTCCATATAATTGCACCTCCTCCTGAGCCGATTCCATCACCATTATCATCTTCAGAAGCATAAAAATCCGCATATTCTAAAACACTAGATGATCCGGTTGGTCCAGTTACTCCAATTGCTCCAGTTGGTCCAGTTGCTCCAGTTGCTCCTGTAGGTCCTGTTGCTCCTGTAGGTCCAGTATCTCCAGTTGCTCCTGTAGGTCCAGTTGGTCCAGTTGCTCCAGTTGCTCCTGTAGGTCCAGTATTTCCGGTTGGTCCAGTAGGTCCATTTGCTCCTGTAGGTCCAGCATTTCCAGTTGGTCCAGTTGGTCCTGTTAGTCCAGTAGGTCCAGTAGGTCCAGTTGCTCCAGTTGATCCGACACTACCATCTGTACCATTTGTTCCAGGAGCTCCGGTAGGTCCAGTCGGTCCAATAGTACCATTATCTCCAATTGGTCCAGTTGGTCCAGTTGGTCCAGTGTATCCAGTAAATCCAGTTGGTCCAGTTGGTCCAGTTGGTCCAGTATATCCAGTAAATCCAGTTGGTCCCGTAAATCCGGTTGGTCCCGTAAATCCGGTTGGTCCCGTAAATCCGGTTGGTCCTGTAAATCCAGTTGGTCCAGTAAATCCAATTGGTCCCGTAAATCCGGTTGGTCCTGTAAATCCAATAGGTCCTGTAAATCCAGTTAGTCCCATTGGTCCTGTAAATCCGGTTGGTCCTATTGGTCCTGTAAATCCTGTATATCCTGTTGGGCCAGTTGGCCCTGTAAATCCGGTTGGTCCAGTTGCTCCTCCTTCTGTACCAGTTCCTCCTGCTCCAGTTGGTCCTGGTATTCCTTGTAAACCAGTTGGTCCAATATTTCCAGTCATACCTTGTGAACCAGTTGGTCCTATATCTCCAGTGTTACCAGTGGGTCCGGTCATACCTCGCGAACCAGTGTGTCCAGTCGGTCCTCTACATCCAGTAGGTCCAGCACATATTTTACAATCTGAGCATGATCCATGTGAATTAATTATGCATTCACAATTTTTAGAAAATGTGGAAGAACCAGCATTTCTAAATATTGGAGCACAATTTCTCGAATTATGGTGTCCATTATGCATTATACAATAACAATACAAAAAATAATTTATTTAAATTTAAAAGTTTTTATGAAAGTGAAATTATACATTTATTAATTTATATTGATTCCTGCGCTAGCATAACCTTCAATTGTATTGATTAATGATACACCAGATGAAGTCATACTGAATACTAATAATAATCTAGTTTGGGCAGTAATAGAAATAGATAACCCTGTAAGAATTGCGGATGATATTGTACCAACTGAAACAACACCAGTTATGGCAGGTGATAATGTAGCCAAAGTACTTGAAATTGGAGAAAAAGTATTATCTGGCATTATTGATGAATATAATTGTGCATTAACTGTGATGGTGGAGCCAACTAAACTCAATGGTGCTGTTGTTGAAAAATATGTCGAAATACTTGTAATTATACCATCTCTAGGCATGGACCATGCAAAATTAAGTAGTACTCCAGAAGATCCGGTCAAATCAATTGTTGAATTCAAATTAGTTAATCCCATTCCGGAACCACCGAATCCGAGAAATGCTGGTATACCTGCGAGACCTTCTGATATTGATGTGAGAGAAACAGGCAATCCAGATGAATATTGAATTATTGCGCCATTACCAGATGGTCCTGCTGGTCCAGTATATCCAGTTGGACCAGTATATCCAGTATATCCAGTTGGTCCAGTTGGTCCAGTATATCCAGTATATCCAGTTGGTCCTGCTGGGCCTCCAGATGGTCCTGTTGGTCCAGTATATCCAGTTGGACCAGTTGGACCAGTTGGACCTCCAGGTGTTCCGGCTGGTCCAGTTGGCCCAGTATCTCCTTTACATCCATCTCTGCCGTTACAACCATTATTACCATGACGACCAGTTGGTCCAGTAATTCCGGTTGGTCCAGTATTACCAGTTGGTCCAGTATTTCCAGTTGAGCCTGTTGGTCCAGTATTTCCAGTTGGTCCGGTTGGTCCAAATGCACCTATACATCCTGATCTACCTCTGCGTCCAGTAGGTCCAGTTGCACCTTGAGTTCCGATTGGTCCAGTTACACCTTGAGCTCCTGTTCTACCTCTATGACCGCGACGTCCTTCACATCCGGTAGGTCCTAGTGTTCCAATGGGTCCTTGACATCCAATTGGACCAGTATGTCCATTACAACCTGGAAGTCCAGTTGGTCCAATAGGTCCAGTTGCACCAGTGGGTCCAATATTTCCAATTGGTCCGGTATGTCCAGTGCATCCAGTACCAACCGGTCCAGTGCATCCATTACCAGAAGGTCCAGTGGGTCCAATAGGTCCAGTAGCACCAATTCCAATTGGTCCTTCATGTCCAGTAGGTCCAGTAAATCCGGTAGGTCCAGTAAATCCGTGATCTCCTCTACAACCTCTATGGCCAATAGGTCCAGTTTGTCCGATATATCCACGTGGTCCTGGGCAACCTCTGTCACCACGTTCTCCAATTGGTCCAATTAATCCAATACATCCTCTAGGTCCGGTGACTCCTTGAATACCTTGGCATCCTCTTTCGCCTTGACGACCAGTAGGTCCAGTGGATCCAGTAACTCCAGTATCACCTTTTGATCCTCTTGGTCCATAACAACCAGTTGGTCCAGTAGGTCCAATATCTCCTTGAGGTCCATCATTTCCCTGATATCCCATTTCACCACGATTACCTCTTTGACCACATGGTCCAGTATGACCCATATATCCAATTGGTCCAGTATGTCCACGTTCACCTCTTTGTCCACATGATCCATCTTCCCCAGAATATCCACGTTCACCCATAGGTCCAGTTGGTCCTCTTTCACCTATTGTATAACAAACATGTTCATTGCATTTAGCTGAATTATACATTATATATTCTAATACAATAAAATTATTTTATTGTAATTCTTAAAAGCAGAAACGCATATGTTTTTAATAATAAAAAAATAATTATAAAAAGATATTCTTTGGATGTTTCATTTAATTTGTTTTAAATTCATTTGAGACCAACTATTTTATTGAATATATAATTTTCATTGGTTGAATCGTGATCAACGACAAAATATCCTAATCTTTCAAATTGAAATTTATCATGATGTTTAAAATTAAATCTTTCAATTTTGCTATTTAATGTTGTAACTGAATTTAGATTCAATTGTGAAAACATATCTATATTATCATTATATTCTTTTGGGAACAAATGATCATAAATTTTTACTTTGATATCAATTGAATATACATTAACCCAATTGATATTACCGTTAACTTTTAGATTATTATCATTAATATATTCAACAATTATTTCTATTGGATTACCATACGCATCTTCTGAATGTGTTAAATATTTCACTGGGAATCCATATTTTAATCTTGTATAAATATTTGGATTATTTGTTAATCTTTTATAGTCAGTTGGTGCATTTATCATAAAGTCAGATTTATCTATGTATATATAATTTGTAAATTCAATAATTCTTGTTGTTGTATTTTTATTATTAGGAAAATCTTTTGCTGTGACATTTATTGTTTCATTTAAATTTATTATAGTTACTTTCAATGGATTTAATACAGCCATAATTCTTGGTGCAATTAAATTTAAATGATCTCTGGCACATGATTCTAATAATTCATATTTTACCATACTATTATCACCACCAACATTAATTCCAATTTTTTCACAGAAATTATTTATTGCTTCAGGTGTATATCCTCTTCTTTTTAATCCTTTGATTGTGGGCATTCTGGGATCATCCCATCCAGTGACAATTTCACTTTTTACTATTTCTATTAATTTTCTTTTTGATAGAATAGTATGTGAAATATTTAATCTTGTATATTCGATTTGTGGTGGTCTATATATTTCCAAAGTATTTAGTAACCATTTATAGGATTCGTTTCTAGTTTTATATTCCATGGAGCATAATGAATGAGTTATATTTTCAACACTGTCAACAATGCAATGGCTATAGTCATATGTGGGATATATTTTCCAATTATTTTTAGTTCTAGGATGTGATTCATTTAATATCCTATATGCAACATGATCTCTCATATTTGGATTTCCAGATGACATATCACCTTTCATTCTCAATGTCAAAGTATTTTGAGAATATTTTCCAGATCTCATATCATCAAATAATTGCAATGATTCTTCAATTGGTCTATTTCTATGTTTAGACTCAATTTTATTATATCTATTATAATTCATTGTTTCTCTGTCTTCTTCACAAACATATGCTTTATCTCTTTTGATTAATTCAATTGCATAATCATAAAGTTTTTCAAAATAATCTGATGTGTATGTGATTTTGCAACATTCATGTCCTAACCAATTGACATCTTCAAGTATTGAATTTATATATTCATCTTTTTCTTTTGATGGATTGGTATCATCAAATCTCAAGTAACATTTACCACCTTGACTTTTTGCAAAACTAAAATTAATGTACATTGCCTTTGCATGTCCAATGTGTAGATAACCATTTGGTTCTGGTGGAAATCTTGTTATAATTTGTCCACCGGTTTCTTTTAAATGTTTTTGTAAAATATCATTATTTAATTGCATATTCATTTCTTGGAATGGCAAATTAAATTCATTATTATTTGTGTGTTTTGCATATTTTGATACAATATCCATGATAACATTTGTTTTTATCCATGGAAACATATTTCTGATTATCATTAATATTTTTTTAGAATCATTATTTTCGACTAACTCTAACACTTTTTGTTCAATATCATGTTCTTCGATATTTTGACCAAATCCGCATGAATCAGACAAAAAATTTTGATTTATTGTTGTGGAATTAAGAAATTTTGTTGTGCAATTTAATCTTTCGAGACAATCAATATTATTTGATAAAATATTATTTATTATTAGATTTACATTATCATAATTTAATTTTTTATATTTCGTCATATTCATACCTAAATTTAAAATTAATTTTTTATTAAAATCAATGAAATCATGTGTATCAATGTATGACAAAATGTATATTACATTGATTTTTAATTTTTCATTTGCTAAAATATTTGTTGTATTTAAACTGTATTTTTCTAATAAATCCATATATATTGAATAGAATGTATATTATTTGATATATCAAGCTTTGTAATTTTCATTTTTTTGTGGAAAAATTATCTAATGATTTTTTGATGAAAAAAGTTGAAAAAGTAAAATGTTAAATAGTTCAATATAATAGAACATTAATATAGATGGAAATAATTCTACTGAATAATAATAGTATGTTTATGGAAGAAATGAAGAGAATATTAGTTTGCAATGATAGAGAAGAACAATTAAAGTATTTGACTGTGTTTTATGTATTTAAGAAAGATCCAATGATACTCGTTGATGAATTGGAAAAGTTAATTAAAAGATACAATATCAATAAAAAGATTAAATTTGAATCGTGTGTAAATTTTGTAAAATTAGAGTTAGAAAATAATTTATTAAGATTGAATAAGGGTGTGAGAAATAAATTGATGGAGTTAAATAATAATTATAGAATAGTTGATGTACCATTGATGAATAATAAAAATATATTTGAGGTATCGCCAAAAGATATTGCAATTATGATGACTAAAAAAGTATCAAATAAATACAATAAGATAACAAATGTGGAAATGTTAATGAGATGTAAAGAATATGATAAAGTATTATCGCCAAATATTTATGAAATAATAAATAATTTTGAGAATACAAGTTATTGGATACCGAACATTATTTTACAAGAGAAGAGTAAGATATTACAGAAAAAAATGGCAAAATGGTTTATTAATGTTATGTGTGAATGTATAAAAATAAATAATTTTCATACATGTTATGCAATATATGCCGGATTTGATATGCGTAAGTAGATTGAAGTATTTATTTACAAAAAATATAAAAATAAAATTAGGATTGATAGATACATTATTTAATCCTTCATTTAATTTTAGGAATTATCGTGAGAAAATAAAAGAGTTAAATATTAATAATTTTGTGTTGCCATATTTTGGGATATTTAGTGCAGATATTAATATGTTGAATGAAATACCATTATATAATGATGAATCCATTAATAATGATGTGATTGACAAATTTTATAATGTTGTAGTGAATGTATTATGTCACCAAAAGAAATTTCAGATAAATGAGAAGACAAATTTTAATTTAAGTGAGTATTTTAAAGAGATAGAAATAATACGTGATCCGATATTATTATGGGAAAAATCCAAAAAAATTATTGGTGTCGGAAATTTGACAAGTAGTGTAAAATTGGAGAAAACTGACATCGAAAAATTAACGCATAAATCATCAAAATATTTAGCAACTAGTATACAATTTGAAAATATTGGTGTAAAATCAGTATCAAAAAGATCATCAAGATATTTAATGAATAGTGTGAAATTAGATAAAATTGATATGAATTTTGTTGAATTAAATGAAATTAATGAGTTTACAAATAGGATGAAAAGAAATATATGCACTTGGACAAATGAGGATATATGTGTATGGTTAAATGTGATTGGATATGGAAAATATGAGAGTACATTTAGATTGAGGAATATTACTGGGATAATGTTACCATTTATGAATGAGAAGTATTTGGTGGAGATTTTATGTGTGAATGAGAAAGATATAGATAAATTGATGGATATAATAAATAGATTTGTTAATGAAAAATAATTATTTACTTTATGAAAAAAAAATATCTATTTAACTTATATAAAATGGCTGAATTATCAATAATGAATGGAGGAGATGGAGAAAAAGGAGAATTAAAATTTATGCATCACATTATGAATGAATCAAAAAATAATGGAAAAGTTGCAAAAGAAGAAGAATCTATTTTTGATGGAGAAAAAGGATTAAATATTAAATATTTTGAACAAATTGATGACAAAAAATCAAAATATATCATTAAATCAGCTGACAAAAAAACATTTATTCTTATTACAATTAAAGGTGAAAAGAAAGATGAAAAATCAATGTCATTAGCTGAATTATTGAAGGAAGTTAAAGGTATTAAAAATCTTGCATTTGGTTTGAAATATTTGGAAAAATTACAAAAAGGAGGATTGGGCAGAGCAAGAGCAAGAAAAAGTAAAAAATCCAAGAAATCAAAGAAATCAAAGAAATCCAAGAAATCAAGAAAATCAAGAAAATCAAGAAAATAAAATGTGTATAATTTTAGGGATATTAATATTATAAATAATATTAATATAGTAATGGCAGGAGGAATGCTTCAAATTGTTGCATATGGGGCACAGGACATGTATTTAACATATAATCCACAAATAACTTATTTTAAGACTGTTTACAGAAGATATACAAATTTTTCGATTCAGCAATTTGAATTAGCATTAGTTGAATTAACTGATTTTGGTACGAGTACAAAATTTGAACTTCCGAAGAATGGAGATTTAATAACAAAAATGTATTTAAGGGTAATATTGAACAGTGTGACTCCATTAAATGGTGCAAATTTTGCATGGACAAGAAGAATTGGTCATGCCATAATTAATAATATTGAGATGAATATTGGTGGCGCAAGAATAGACAGACATTTGGGAACATGGTTAGATGTGTGGTACGAATTAGCAAGAACTGGTAGACATGAAATTGGATATGAAAAACTTATTGGGGATGTACCAGAATTGACCGATTACAATACAGCTGTTAAACCGATGTATGAACTGACGATACCAATGAAATTTTGGTTTAACAATCGATTTGGTTTAGCATTACCTTTGATAGCAATTCAGTATTCTAGAATATTATTTCAGGTTCAATTGAATCCAGTAAATAATTTAATAATTTATGATAGTGTGTTTGTATCTCAGATAAACACATTGAGTATTGTTGAATGTAGTGTAGTAGTTGATTATATATATTTGGACAATGAAGAAAGAGATAAATTTGCTACATTAGGTTCTGAGTATTTGATTGAACAAGCGCAATATAATGATTCTCTTGCTATAACTAATTATTTTAATCAATACCAATTAGCATTTAGTTATCCATGCAAAGAGTTAATATGGATAATTCAGAATGGAAATTATATTAGTAGTCAACAATTTTTATGTTATACAAATAGAGAAGATTGGACAAATATTTTATTGGCATGTTCAAATAATATTTTAACAAATAGTATATTAGTGTATTTAGCAACATCTCCATTGCCATTACCACCAAGTACAGGAGATTGGGAGTTATTTGAGACAAGTGGCGTATCATCAAATGGGAATTATATTGTTACAATTGATGATCCATCATATGTGGTGTATATAAACTTAAGTTCATTGATAAGTGGATCTGTAAATTTAACTGGTGAAATAAGTGCTAATATTGATGTTGCACTCGTTGGAAGTGATATTACAATTACAATAAGCGATTTAGTGTCAACTTTAAGTGTTAGTGATGTTAGTATTCCAGTGAGTAGTATGATTGACACGAGATTAAGTTCTAGTAATGATGTATTTGTGAATATATTTTCAAATTATGGATTATTGATTGATGGTAGTATGAATATAGTGCAATATGCATCATTAATATTTAATGATGATAATAGAGTTGTGAAGAGGACTGGTAATTTTTTTAATTATTTGCAACCAGAACTTGTGCACACTAATACTCCAAAAGATGGAATAAATGTATATTCCTTTGCATTAAAACCAGAAATACATCAACCAACAGGAACAGCAAATTTATCAAGAATTGAGAATGTTTATTTGAACATATGGGTTGGATCTGATTATGGGTTGTTTAATATAGATACACAATTAACAGTGTTTGCATTTTCTTATAATATTTTTAAAATAAGTAATGGGTTAGCAGCATTAAGTTATTCTGATTAAGACGATATTGAAATCAAATATAATATATATATATTATATTATGGAATGTGTAAATTATAAACCTAGTACTATTGATTTTTTGATACCATCACTAAGTGAAGCAAAGACATTATGTACATCATATGACAAAACATATATGGTAATAATAATTATAATTAGATTGGCAGTAATAACAACACTGTTATGTTGGTTATATTTTACTTTTAAGAATAATTTCGCTTTTATTGTTGTGGTATTATTGGCGGTATATTTATATATGAATTCATTATTGTTGATATTAGCAATTATAACAAAACAAGCATACAAGAAAAAATTAGTTAAAGTGCAAGTACAGAAAAAAATATTTGTTCCACAATTATGGTATAATAGTTTACTGGATAGACCAAAGACGGCATGTCCCATTGGATACATAGAGACAAGGTCATTAAATTAATGCATTAATATAATCTACCATTTCATTATATTTATCGATCGTTGATACATTATTTGAACGTGATGTTTTCCAGACAATATCATTTTGTTTTACAATAAAATAATCTCCTTTATTACTTGACGCCCCTCTATAAAAGCAATTATCTGGTAGATCTGATGGAGTGAGGCCTGATTTTTTTGGTAGATTTGTGATAATTCTTCTTTTATTAGTGCTATTTATGAGATCAATATTTTTGAGATATTGAATTTGTTGTTTTTCCATTTTGTTGAAATTACCTGCTCTCAATAGATCATTTGTATTATTGTTACCTTCATATCTTTGAATATTTTTAAAGTCTGCTTTATGGATGATATCATAGTACGAATTGGCAAATTCATGACCATATTTATTATAATCGCCATTCATTGAGTATTTTTCGAATAGTTGTGGTTTTTCATTTTTTAATTTTCTGAGAAATAATTTAGCTTCTTCTAATTTATATTTTAGAGAGAGTTTTTTTGAACTTGTTGTTTTCCAACTTGTACCATGAACATCTATCATGAATCGTTCACCATGAGATCCATTTGGTTTCAGATACCAAACATATGTTGGAATATCATTTGGATCAATTCCACAATCATCTGGTAATTCGATAGTTCTCTTTTTTTTTCTACTATTTTTATTGATATTTTTATCGGCATAATCATAGATTAAATTTTCTCTTCTATTGTCAAGACCTATTCTGTTGATATGCAGGATCGATTTATTATCTGTTTTTTCATTATTAGTTTTTTGTTTTAGTGCCATGATAATTTCATGCATGAATACTTCTTTATCAACATCATTGTATGTGTGAGTGCATGAAACAAATTTATTGGGTGTATATTTCCATTTATTATTAATATTTTTTATTATATTTATATCTTCCCAATCTATAACAATAGGTAAATTACCATCTTTTGTTTGCAGTTTAATAACTGCATAATTATTATTTTTGTATTTAACTTTTTCAAATAGTATTGTCATTTATATAATTTATTTTTATTTTTTATTATTTTTATATCAAAAAATAGAATTATTGATTAATAATTTTATTTTTAAATTTGAATTTATCTTTTATCTTTTATATACAAAAAAAAGAATTATTAGAACTAATATTACAAATATCAAAATATTAATGAATATTTTATTAGAGTTTTTTGGACGTTGTGGATGATTTGAATAATTTTCTTCTGGATTTTCTACAGTTACTGCTGGAACATATACATTATCTACAACTTCTGGCACATAATCCATATCATAATATGGATATCCATACCATCCCCACCAATCATATGGGTCCCACCAGCCCCACCAGCCAGATCCACCACCACCATAATTACCATAACCACCGTGACCACCATAACCACCGCGACCACCACGACCATAACCACCATGTCCACCAGCATGTCCACCAGCATGTCCACCAGCATGTCCACCAGCATGTCCACCAATAGATCCTCCATGAGATCCTCCTCCAATAGATCCTCCATGAGATCCTCCTCCAAAAGATCCTCCATGTGAGCCTCCACCAAAAGATCCTCCATGCGAGCCTCCTCCAAAAGAGCCTCCTCCGTGACCGCCACCTCCTCCGTGACCTCCACCGAAGTGTTCATTAGAAAAACAATTATTTGTCATGATTTATAATATTACGATACAAAAAAAATGTTTAATATTGATTTACTAAATTCTTTATAAAAAAATTGAAAATAAATTAATAAAACTTATATACATATCTATAATATTGAATTATAGATGAGTATTATAAGAAAAATGAGAGGAGTTAATCAAAAGATTTATTTGATAGATATACTACCAATTACTTCAGATAATATGAGAGAATTTGCTGTTATGGGTTCAACAGGAAATTTATACAATGTTACAATAAAGGACATTCCAGAATGTACATGTCCCGATTATCAGACAAGACATGCAAGATGTAAACATATATATTTTATATTGATAAGGATAATGAAGGTTTCTGAGAAATGTGAAGATAAAGAAAATTTTACGACAGCAAATTTAAGAAATATGTTTGCTAAACAGTTGATGGTACAAAATGATTTAATGGCAAATCAGAATATTAAAATAAAATATGAAAAATTAAAAAATGGAATAAATAATATTATTGAGAAGAAAGATACAAATGATTTATGTCCTATGTGTTTAGATGATTTAGACAATGGTGAAGAACTTGATTATTGTAAACATTCATGTGGAAAACAGATACATGATGCATGTTATAAAATGTGGATAAAAGTAAAACCAGCAAATTGTTTATATTGTACAAAGCCATGGTTCGAGACAAGTAACAAGTATGTGAATTTGAAATAATTTAATTTATGTTAATATATAAATAAAATAATTAGTTTATAAAAAATTTTATTAATGGTGAGATAAATTAAGTTTATTCAGTTTGAACTGTTTGTTGATCGAGATCTGAATACATGTTGGTTGATTCTTTTTTTGGAGAACTTGTTGTTTTATTTTCTGATCTTTTCTTTTTTTGTGGCAATGGTTGAAAATCACGTTCATTGATTTTTGTGGATTTATTTGATTCTCTTGGTTCTCTTGGTTCTCTTGGTCCTCTTGGTTCTCTTGGTTCTCTTGGTTCTTTTGGTTCTCTTGGTTCTCTTGGTTCTTTTGAGTCTCTTGGATTTCTTTGAGTTCTTGGTTGTCTTGGTTGTCTTGGTTGTCTAGTGCCATCTTGTGCAGAACTGATTTTTCTTTTGTAGTTTTCAACATTGCGCACTTCATCGAATTCTCTAAGTTTTACCTTGAATCCTTCATACAATGGTTCTCTGCTGATTCTGATTGTTTTTGTTGATGTTGTTCCGTTTCTGTTGGTGACTTCTTTTTCGATTTCATCAAATTCTTGTTCTCCAAGGAAATCAATAGCTTTTTTGAAATCTTGGTAAAAATCATTTTGGTATTCCCAGTTTACTCCAACTGAACCTCCTCTTTCCAAATATCTCAAATTGTATCTTGCTCTTCTGATTAAAGTCATCAAGAAAACATCTAATTTTCTGTTAGCTGCTTCTCTGAGTTGTATTTCTTGTTTATTGTTATTATTTCTTCTTTCTGGAGAGGTAAAGAATACTTCATAGAATAGATCCCCGTTTCTTCCTTCTTGTGTGTAATATTCTTGAAAAACATATTCTAATTGTCCGAGGAATGGTTGCAATAATTCTGCAAGATAATCTCTGCTTTGGTCAGAGTTTTCTCTATGTACTGTGTAAAAGAATGCAATTAACAAGTTTGCAAAATTTGCTTTTGATGAGTATTCAGTCCAACTAACATTACTTTTTCTAATTTGAGAAAAAAGTTGGGTTGGATCGTATTCAATTTCTTGTGTTTGTTGAGTTTCAGGAGTTTCTTGAGTTTCGACGCAAGTGTTTTCAGTAGTATTTTCAGTTGTTGACATATTTATAATTTTATATTAAATCTTTATTATAGTTTATACATCTCATATACTTTATTTTTCAATTTTTTTGTAAGTTATATGATAAATATCATAGTTTTTATAAGTATTTCATGAAAAAATTGAAAAACGAACCATTAAAAATATTCACAGATTGATTTTATGGCAATATTAGAAGTATAATTATTTATATGAAAGTGGCATAATAAAATGATGTTATTACAAGTCTTGTTTAAAATGACGAGTTTTTTTATTGTGGGATAATATAAATGGCTGGAGGGTTAATACAGATAGTCACATATGGCAGTCAGGATTTATATTTGACTGGTACGCCAGAAATTACTTTTTTTTTAGTTGTATATAGAAGACATACTAATTTTGCAATGGAATCGGTGAGTGTTAATTTTGATAATACGGTTGGTTTTGGATCAACATCAGTGGTTACTATTCCAAAAATTGGTGATTTAATGCATAAAACATATTTACAAATAGTTTTACCTCAGATTCAATTTCAAAGATTATTATCATCAATTCAACTTACAGATGGAGAAATAGAATATACAAATGCATTAAATAATTATGAGACAGTTACAAATTTTATGTCAGTGAATAGTCAAGCTTTTGTGAGTGCATTTGATATAGAAAATGCTGCAAATTGGACTGGTAATAATGCAGTTGCAACGATGACGAGTAATATTAATGCTATATTTAATTCTATTTTAAATCAACCAGCAGTAATTGCTTTTCAAAATTTATACGCAGCAGGTGCTTTACCAGCTGGCGAAGTACCACCATATATTTATAATGAAGTAAGTATGCAGGCTATAGCTAACGCAAATTCATCACTAATAGACAAAAATGTATTTTATGACATGTTAGTGGTTGGGATTGACAAATCGATAAAATTACAAAATTATTTCAGGTTATATTTATTGGAAACTCAGAATATTTATTTTGACAATATTAATCCATATTTAAAATTTGCATGGGTGGATAAAGTTGGGTATGCATTAATAGAAGAAATTGATGTTAAAATTGGAGGATATAAAATAGATAAACAATATGGTGATTGGTTGAATATATGGCATGAATTAACAGCAAAGAGACCAAAAGAAAATTTATACAATAAAATGATTGGTAATGTTGAAATATTGACATCTTTTGATAGAAATTTAAAACCATCATATATATTGAAAATTCCATTGCAATTTTGGTTTTGCACACATAGTGGTTTATCAATACCACTTGTTGCATTACAATATCATGATGTGACAATTGATGTTACATTTAGGAAGATCGAACAAGTATCATACATAGAATTGAATCAAACAATATATTTACCAAATGGCAATAGTATATTTTTGCAACAAGTACCAGCAGAGTTAGGGATAGATATTACTGCAACATTATTGATTGATTATATATTTATTGATCAATCTGAAAGAAGAAGATTTGCAACATCTAGTCATGAATATTTAATAGAACAAATTCAAATATTAGAATTTTCAAATATTACACAACAAGACAATTTATTATTTTTAAAGAATTTTGTTCATCCATCAAAAGAATTAATTTGGGTTGCACAACAAGAAGCATATGTCACAACAGCAAATGGATATATTCAACAGAGATATGATAATTATAGTTTGACAATTGAAAATACTGGTAATATAATAAATGAGTCAAAATTGGAATTTAATGGATATGATAGAATATCGAGAAGAAATTGTAACTATTTTAATTATGTTCAACCATATGAGGTTCACAATAAAACACCTTCAGATGGTATTAATAATTATTCTTTTGCCATTTTCCCTGAAGAAACACAACCATCTGGAACAGCTAATTTCAGTACATTGACAGACATTAAATTATTTTTATATGTTGATAGTTCATTATTATTGCCTGATGGAACAATACAACCAATTACAATTAGGATATACACAAGAAATCATAATATATTAAGGTTTATTAATGGTTTTGCTGGAACAGCATATACTTATGGTTAAAATATAATTTTAGATATATATTTATGGTTAAAATATAATTATGTATATTTGGATGATAAATATGATTTAAATATTTAAATATATTGGATAAGTATATTTAGATAATATAAATGACAGCAGGTATATTACAGTTGGCAGCATATGGTATGGAAGATGCATTTTTATCTGGAAATCCACAAATAAGTTTTTTTAGAACTGTGTATAGGAGACATACAAATTTTTCAAGGGAGGAGAAAAATTTAAAATTTTTCAATAGATTGGATTTTGGGAAGGAAAGTAAATGTAAAATCCAGAAATTTGGAGATTTGTTACATAGATTATTTTTAGTGGTTAATTTACCAGAAATTCAAGCAACTTATGAGCAATTAACTATTGGGCAAGTAATTGCATTATTGGCAACTTATGGAATAATATGGACAACTACTTTAAATGTGAATTCATATTTGACTGAAGATACTTTGGTAAATATAATAGAACCATTAATTGCAGAATCAATAACAAATTATAATAATGATGTAACGTTAATAAATGAAATATTAGCACTTTTTACGCCTACTGGTATATTATCAGCATCAACATTTTTAGAAAACACAAATTTTACAAATAAAAATGTGACACAATACATTTCGACAATATTTAATTATTTATTTAATCCATATAATATGTTTGATGATAAATATCAATTAGAATATAATTATGTAGTTGCATATGCAGCTGATGCATTGATACAAAATAATGGAGATGAAGTATTAAATAATTTAAATGAAATAATAAACATATTATACAATGCATTTATTGATTATGCAATAGGAGTAATTACAATATCACCAGTGTTTCCATATTCAATTTCAAGTGAACAACTTGTGGATAATTTCATACCTCAAAATTTATATTTTATGTATGAAGTGAGTATAGCGAATTATGCTATCAATGGTGATTCTAATTATTCTGTATTTCAAAGTGCTATAAATAATATATATGGTGTTATATCAGGTGGACAATATGTATATGCTGGACTTGATTCATATGATATATTTACTGCCACATTACTGGCGAATCCATCAGTGATCAATACAAGTCGTGATGTGCAATTGGTGATTACATTATTACTTAATAACATAAGATATGGTTTATTGCAGAATCCTATACAATTAAATAATGTATACGAATCTCTTGTTGGAACTTTTAGTTTTATTTTTTATAAAAAATTTTTAAATAATGGTACTTCGATTACTCCAAGTGGTAATTTTGTTAATTTATCACAAGTTAACACAAATGATCCATTATTGAGTGATAATTTTACATCAATATTTATTGTTCCTCCATATCCAGGTGATCCATTAGATCCAAGTACACCAGTTCAACCATCAGATGTTACTGTGCAATACATAAATTATGTAACACAACAAGTTTCTACTTTTCATGGAAATGACACAAACACATTCAATAATAGTATTTATACGAATTATTTAAATAATTATAATTTATGGTTGAGATTTAATATGGGAGCACCCAGTGATTATGGATTACAAAATGCAGTTCTCCCAGCAAGTCCAATTATTCCTGTATTGGATCCAAATCAAACTGTGATTGGTATATTAAATCCTTTATATCCAGGAATATTGAATACTCAAGCATATTATAATGAATTAAATTTGCCAAATTCAAGTGCATTGATAGGTATATTAGATTTATCATATATTCCATTGTTTATGAATTTAGATATTCCAAATGCAATAGTGATATATTTAAATAACAGAGGAATAATATCAGCAACAAATTCTGTTTTTTGTAATACTATATTGAATTTATTAGCAACAACACAACATGCTATAATGACAACATTAAATGGGATATTGGCAGGATCAACATTAAGTTCTGGACCATATAAGGATGTACTAGTGACAATGGTGGAATTATCAAATTATTTAGTGTTGAATCCAACACCTCCGACAACTCCAATTGGTGGCAATTTATTACAGTCAGCAATAATTATGCTTGCAAATACAATTACATCATATACAGGTGTATCGTATCCACATGGAACTAAATTATCACCACCAAGTTATGTTTATACATATTATTATGATCAAATCAATGCTATGAATTTTACAACATTAGTTGGAAATGATCCATTGGGAAATCCATATATTCCAGTAAATGAGAAAAGTGCGGTATTGCAAATTTTAGGATTATTTGTTACACCTACAATTAATATTCCTGCATCCAATGTATATATTACTCAAAATTATAATCAAGTTACAAATGTTACAATAAATGGTCAAATATTAAATTTATCAATAAATAATGGATTAGCCACAGCACTTTGTGATATACCATCATCAATTTGGTTTAATATTTTGAATGGTGTTATTGCGAATTATAATAATTTATATGATAATGGTGTATTAAGTCCATCATATTTTACAAATTCCATTGGTGCCGAAATGACTGAATATTTGACATATATATCTGATACATATTTTTCAAGTGGAACAATAAATTATTGGTTTGATACACCAATATCGCAATTGCCAGGCCAATCGCCTGGGAATATTGGAATTTATTTGCAAGATCAACAGAGTATATTTTTGACACAATTGGAGATATATGATGCAAATTTGGGATTATTAAGTATGATAAATATACCAATAAATACAAGTCAATATTATTTTGCTGATTATGATACTATAATTAATTATTTTGTTAATATTATTCAAGCAAATCCAACCATTTATTATCATCAGGATTATTTACAACCAAATGATCCAGTGGTACTTATATCAAATGCATTGATAAATCAAACACTAGAGAACATTTATGAGGAAAATCAAATTATTCTCACAACATATTCATCTGGACAAATATATGTTCCAAATGGTAATAATCAAGTATTTCCTGATGGTTCAGCATCATTTAACAGCACAATGATTGGTGGTATAATAGAATTTAATGGTAGTAGTTACATTATTATTGGATTTATTTTAGCAGGTGGAGTATTACTGGTAAATCCTACTCCTCCGTTCACTACTCACACAAATTATGTTATATATTATTATGGAAATCAATTGAACAATACTGTGGGTAATGTATCGGATATATTTGATGCAATATATAATGATTTTTTAAATGTATTTTTAACTTATGGACCAGATCCATATGACACATCATTTAGTTATTCTGGTACTGATGGTACAATTTTTAATGGTCAACATACATTGGAACAATTTCCCGGTAGTTTCAATGCACAAATGATTGGTGGTACGTGGTTATTTGAAAGTATACTTTATACAGTAATTCAGTATGTCACTCCAGATCAACTTGATTTTGATCTAAATTTTCCTTTCACAGATATGGGAGGTGTTAATTTTACAATAAATTATTCAACTTCCCCAAAATATTCTGGCACTGGATCGCAAGCTGGAATAACTGTTACTGGAGTTGGCACTAATTTTACAAGTATTATGGTAAACGGTGTTATATTATATGCAAATGGTGCTCAAGCCACAATTAATATTGTTGTAAGTTCAACTGAATTAATAACAAGTCAATATTTAAATGTGGCAGAACAAACATTTACTGTATATTATGTAAGTGGTATCACAAATAGAAATGTATTATGGTTGGTGACATTTTCTGGATTATATATACCAACTCCACCAAATATAAGTACAGAAGCTACAAATTGGGAAACATTATTTGGTGCTATATTTGCAAATCCAGAAACTTATTTTTTCAATGATATTAATAACATAGTGAATAATTACAATGGATTTGCAAATGCATCGGATTTGTATCAATATATGGAAAATATTATAATAGCAAATAGTGAATTTAGTGTTATTGATACATTACAAGGAAATTCAGTAAATCAGATGTATAATAATATAGTGAACTATTACACAACAACTTTGGCAACAATTACTAATCAATTGGAAAAATTAGGTCCAGATGGAATAAATTTAATAACAATATTAACAAATTCATTGAATGGTGTTACACCTGCTGATTTTGCATGGATAGAGAGATTAGGGCATTATTTGATAGATGAAATGTCGGTATATATTGGTGATGAACTTGTGGACAAACAATATGGGGAATGGTTAGAATTATGGCATGAATTGACAAAAAGAAGAGAAAAAGAAAGAGGATATAAGAATTTAATAGGAGATATTAAAGTTTTAACAACATATAATGCAAATATGAAACCAAATTATCAAATGATGATTCCATTACAATTTTGGTTTTGCAAACATATTGGGATGGCCTTACCTATAGTTTCATTGTTGCATAGTGATATAGAAGTAGTGATTAGAATGGAGAGTTTCACGGATGTATCATACACTGGTAGTAATTATGTTACATATAATGGAACACCAAGATTAGATTGTGAATTAATGTGTGAATATATCTTTGTAGAACAAGAGGAAAGATTAAGAATTGCTCAATCCAAGATGGAATATTTGATGGAGACATTGCAAGTGTCAAATGATTATGTAATAACGAGTGCTACTTTAGCGAATGGGATAACTGATTTGGTGAATAATGTTTTTGTGAGTGGATTAATTGAAAGAAAGTTATATTTTGATAATCCAATTAAGGAATTAATATGGATATTACAGGATACTAGTTTTGTGGATGGTTCTCAAGAAAATGGAGCAATTAAATATAATAATTACAGTGTTAATTTTATGACAGGTATTGGGAATGCAATGCAGAACGCCAAGATTCAATTTAGTGGAAGAGATAGAGAAATATTTAAGGATGTTAAATTTTACAATTATATTTATCCATGGGAAAGACATACATCAACTCCAAGTGATGGAATAAATAATTATTCATTTTCTTTATCTCCGGAAGTATATCAACCATCTGGATCAGCAAATTTTTCAAGATTGGATGATTCAGCAATAATAGTACAATTAACGGATGATGTGATAAATAATATAAAAAATAATAATTTGCAACTTCGATTTGCTATATATGCTCCAACATATAATGTTTTGAGAATTATTAGTGGACAAGCTGGGTTAGCATTTTACAAATAATTAGTATTTTATAAATTATAATTTTGTGTAATTATAATTTAATTAATGGTATGATATTTTAAGAATAATTAGCGGCTAAAATATGTTAGTATTTTTCGGGTGATATAATATATAATGTCGGGAGGAGTTATTCAACTAGTAGCATATGGAAATCAAGATATATTTTTAACAACAAATCCTCAAATAACATTTTTTAAGGTTGTATATAGGAGACATACTAATTTTTCAACGGAAATGATAACTCAAACATTTGCCGATAATGCAGATTTTGGAAAAAGAGTAACTACAGTATTATCTAGAGATGGTGATTTAATAAGAAATATTTATTTAGTTGTAGTATTACCAGCAATACCTCAATTTTTTGATGAATTTGGAGATGTAGATCAAATATCTAAATTTGCATGGGTAAGAAGAATAGGTTATGGAATTATTAACAGTATAGAAATAGAAATAGGTGATGAATTAATAGACAAGCAATATGGTGATTGGATGAATATATGGAATGATTTAACAGTGACAACATATAACAACATTGATAAGATATTAGGTGATGTGAAAGAATTAACAGATTTTAGCAATGGGAAAAGTTCATATGAATTATACATACCATTAAAATTTTGGTTTAATAGGATTACTGGATTAGCATTACCAATAGTTAGTTTGCAATACAGTAGCATAAGAATAAATGTTGAATTAAATAATTTTGATCAATGTTATGTTGTGACACCAACTCATGTGATACCAATTGACAATGATTTTGTTAATTTTGATGATTATGAATATATTCAGCAAAATGTGAATGGTGTTATATCTTTGGCTCGTTTCATTTATTTTGATATATCAAATAGAGATTTATACATATGGAGATTATCTGACAATGGATTTTTAAGTTTTACTCAAACTGTGACAGGGACATTAACAGAATTACAGCAACATAATATATTATATCCACCAACTGATTTACTGGCAAATCAGCAATATTTTATAACAGGTTTAACGAGTAAATTTAATGCGATGCCACAAATAAATGCGGTTGAAACACCATATTCAAATACTAGTATAAATTTTAATAATATATCATTACAAGATGCATATTTATTGGTTGAATATATATATTTAGATGATGAAGAAAGAGTGAGATTTTCGCAATCAAAACTGGAATATTTAATAGAACAAGTATTATTTACTGGACAACAAACGATAAATGGTATAAATCAATCATTTAATTTAGGGTATACTCAACCATGCAAAGAACTTGTATGGGTTACTCAATTATCAGTTGCTCAGGAGACGAGAGTGAATGATTTATTTAATTATACAAATAGTTTAATAAGGAACACGAGTGGTGAATTAATTGGAACAAATCTTATATTAAATGAGACAATATATTTTAATGGTCAAGAAAGATTATCATATCGAGATTCATCATATTTTAGTTGGGCTCAACCATATCAACATCATACTAATGGTGTACCAGAAGGAGTAAATGTATATTCTTTTTCATTATTTCCAGAGAATCATCAACCATCGGGAGTTGCAAATTTAAGTAGACTTGACAATATAACATTGAAGATAAATGTGAATCCATTAATATCATTTACATATACAGCTGCGTTAAGAGTGTATTGTGTGGTTTATAATATATTGCGTGTTGCCAATGGAATAAGTGGATTGGTATTTTCGATGGATATTAAACGTTGATTGGTTATTCAAAAAATTGAAATATTTTTTGAATTATTTAAAAAATTTATAAATTTAAGCAATTGGTTGGTAATCTTTATCATCAACATCCATAAGTGAAAGAACTTTAACGAAGTAATTTTCATTATTGTTATATGCAGATAATAATTTTTGATATCTTTCTTCAAGTTTATTGAGAGTTGTGAAACTAATTGTTTCTGCAGTATAATCTCTAAATGCTGAAATTAAAGAATCATATTCTCTCATAGTGCTAAGAATTTTACCTAATGATTCTTCAATAGCGTGATGTTTCTTGAGTTGAGTATAGATTTCGTCTTTATCAGCTTTATTTAAAGTTTTTCCTTTTCTTTCAAGATTATCAATCATTTCATCAAAGATTTCTTTGTTCAAGAGAGCACCTTTGAATTTTCCAAATTCTTCAGTTTTAGCATTGAAATTTAATTTGAAATTATGTGAAAGTACTCCTCCATGTCCTCCAAATTGTGGCATAAATGTTGCGGTGGTTTTATTATTATTTTTTGTCATTTGCAATAATTGATCAGCAATGGTTGCTTTAAATCTAAAATTAGCCATTTCATATTTATGTAAATTATTTTTTGGAACTTCCATGCGTGATTTAATACCGAGTTGTGTTGCGCGGTTTGATTGAACGAATCTACCAG